GGATCTACGTCGTAAGGATAAACCAAAAGCGGCCAAGCTGCAAAGGTCCAAGTCTCATTGCGTTCTACTTGGTTGGTCTTGATGGTAAGCGAAGTCGAATCGTTTGTCTTCAACCACGCCCATGCAGTGCCATCAGGAGTTAATTCAGTTCTGGATGGCGGTCTCGGCATTACGGCTCTGACTGAATTAGGAAACAGATTTATGTTTGCCAGAACAGTTCCGCTATAAATCGCAGAAATGATTGGAGGAGTTGCCGGTAAACCGTTACGGGCTGAATAGGATGAGATTTTTGTAAGAGAACAGCGAGAAGTCTGGAAGCTCGTCTGCCCTCTGCTGAGAAGCTGAAAGATTTGGAATCCTATTGGAAAACGCTCAACATTGAATTCAAGCTTGTTGTTAACAGGATCATCCGCAGCGTTTTTGATTGAACTAAAATAGTCAGCTTCAGTTTTTCCAGCAATAGTTTGAGTGTAACGCTTTGCCTCTGCTCTTACTGTAGGCAATTCAAACAAAGAAGAGTCAACGTACTCAGTCCTGAACTCGTATCTAGTACTTGGCTCCTCTTCATCAGCAGGAGGCGGTGAAGTAGGATTGTTTGTATCAAAATTTGTGCCAGAGTATATTACAGTTGCCTCCGAATAAGGTCCGTTCTCTGTTATCTGATACTTACCGCCAGCTAGAACCCAACTAACAGAAGCATTCCGCAAAGCGTCTTTGCTTCCGCGATAGCGATAGGTTATTTGCCTACCAGTGCCATCACCTCCGCTGTATTCGCGGGAAATCTCAATGTATCCAGATCCTACATCTGATAGAAATTGGTTACTAGTTTTGATTGTTCCCATATCAATCCTTAGTATTATCAGCAGTTTTGCCGGTGTGTTTTACAATCATCTTAAGCTGAATGGTCTGATCCAAAGCATTCTTGGCAATTCTGTCTTGTGTAGATTGAAACCCTGTGAATCCACCAATTCTAGTTAATGAATCTTGGGAACCACCTAGCGAAATTTTATCACCTTTAACTCTTTCAAATTGTGGAGTTCCAATGGCGGGAGGATTTACAGTTGATGGTGCTTTTAGTGGCTCAGGATTCAATTTAGACGCTGCCGCGAATCCAGCAGCCGACATTGGATTAGATCCGAAATAAGTTGCGCCAATTTGGGCGGTTGTAGGTTTTGCGTTAAACGTTTTTGCAAGACCTGTGTTTTGATCGTTTAGATATTTTATTGCATCACCAACAGCCATTATGCCATCTGCAAGCGGTTTTGATGCTAAAGCTTTGAGCTGTCTTATCTGTTCATCAAACAGATTGTTTCCTTTTGATATAGTATCAAGAGTTTCTTTTGATATTACACCTCTATTCTCTGTTGATTGATATTCAGCTAAAGCATTTCCGGCAATTTTCCATTTTACACCATATAACTCAATCATTGCAGCGGAAGTCTTGGCTGATTGTCCTGAAAGCTTATGGTTTTCAGCGCCTTTGACTGCTAGTTGAATATTTGAAAGCTGAGTATTGTTAAGCTGCTCTGTTGTTAAGCCTAAGTCTTCAAGAGTTTTGATTGCGTCTTTGTCTCCTGATGTAGCTTTAATTCTAGCGTCCTCAAATTTTGTTAATACATATGTTAAACGTTCAAAGCTAACACCTGTTTCTGATGATAATATTTGTAATCTTTGAACTTCATCCGTTGTAATATTCAATTGCTGGGCAAGATCTGTTATCTCATCAGCGGAATTCATCAGATGTTTTGTAAATGCTACAACGGATGATGCAGCAAAAGCTTGGCCCAGTTTATTGCTTATAGCACTTTTAAAACTTGTTCCAAATTTTTGACCGAGACTTTGAACTCTTTTGAGATCAGCCTCAAACTTGGTTGCATCAACGCCAAGCCTTACCAACATCGAGAGAATACCCATATCAGTTATCTTGTTGGTTTTGCCAAATGGCTTCGCTTTGGTCGTCCCACAACTGAACCTGACCCATCATCTCTGCGTGAGCTAGAATCAGCCTTTCTGCGTCACCAAGAGGCATCCTGACAGCGTCGTCTGGTCCAATTCCAATATTGAGACAACCGACAATCACTCGCTCAGTCCACGGCATTGCTGGACGCTTTGATTTAGTTCCAGCTTCCATCAGCACCTCGGGAGCGGTTGACTGCTCCTTAAGCCACAACTGGAATTTGTCGGACTCAACCATCAGGTTCATGCGCTGAATCCGCTTCGACCACAACCATAGGAACAGATCCCTCCAAATGGATTTGATTGATCTTATGGATTCCAGAGGAGGCTGTGAGCAAACAAGCACAGCCTCCGCTAGATCATTGGACGTAATCTCTCCACCTAAAACGTAAGGAGACCGCAGTCTTTGCAGCAATATCGCATGACCTACAGTGTAGGGTACAAGTCGAACCCCAAGCACCACTGGTGCTGGAGGTCCGGTCTCTGCGAGTATCTTTGCAAGTTCTGACACGATTAAACGGTTAGATCAAAAACAGTAGCGGTTCCAGAGAGAGAAGGATACTTGGTTACAGTGACGGTAACCATAACTTTACCGCTAGAGGTAAATTTAACGCTTCCACCGCCAGAGTAAACGTAATCACCATCGAGGCTAACTCCTCCAACCGTCACGCCGTCAGTAGCAGCAATGGTTGCCGATCCGTTAACAGCAGGGAGACCGGCTGCTAGCTTTGCTTGAGCAAACGAGGATGCGGAAGGAATAAACGTCACGCTAAGAGTGATGCGCTCATTAGCAGATACTTGAGCTACAACCTCACCTGCTGAGTTTTTAATCTGCTCGACATCGGCCTCATGAGTCGCGTCGTAACTCTCAATCGTAGTAATCGCTCCAGTGGTAAGAGCAGCTCCCGCTGGAGTCTTTAGGGTTATCGTTCCTTTCGCTCCATAGACTAGAGCGAGTCCTTTTGAGTTTGCCATGTTTGGTGGGTTGTTAAATCGTGTTTGCTGCTGCGAAAATTGTCATGGATCGCGAAAAAGTTCTAGCTCTTTCGCTGATGTCGTTGATGCCAAAGTCAACTGGAACCGCAAATTGCGCGTTAAAACCTCCCGAGGGATCGGTGTCGAGCGCGTCTAACTCAGCAATGTTCCCGTCAACGTACAGGTATTGCAGGAGATTCTCAAAGATTTGAACAACCGCCAGAGCTTGAGCCTCCGAGGTATCGTCTGCGGACAACTGGAGCGTAGCGGTTATGTCCACCTCGCAAGTGCGGTCTAATGGATGAACTGGAACCGCAGTTGATGCGCGGACCACGATGCGCGGGAAGCTCGGCATCTGATCCTCTAGATCTTGATCCGCAAACGCACCGTGACCGTAGCTAGTGAGACAAGCAGGAGTGCCCAAAGGAGACGCTGACCAGTCTTCAGCGGCCAGCCAGTCAACTAAAGCGCGTTCGGTGCGTAGAGCTACAGCGTTCATGTGACGGTTATTCCTTTGGATTCAGATCCATCAAAAGCGGCTTGCAGTGCTGCGGCAATGTGGTTTTCAAGCTCACGGGCTTCATCGTTGTAAGCTTGTTGCATGGCTTTGGCGTAGATTCCTTCAACGGTTCCAACCTGATTGTCAGCCAATCCAATGTTCAAACGAACATGACTCGATGGATTGAATCCAGCTTTGGCGTTGTACGCATAGGCTGAAGAGCCTTTGTGCATCGCAACATTCTCCTGCGGCAAACCGTATTGATTGGCGAGATTGATCAACGCTTGGTTTCCAGCCACTGACTTAACACCAGCAGATCCCTTTTTTGCGCGTCGAGTTCCGCCAAACTGTTGGAAGGATGGTGAAAGCTTTTTGATCGCTTTAGTCACGCATGACTTGAGGTATCCAACAGAACCAGCAGCGCGTCTGCGGAGCTTTCCCGCAGCGTCACGCATATCTTGACCGTAGAGACCGGGTTTTCCAGCCTTCGCGTTCTTGGCTTGCGCGATTAAGTGGACCACTCGTAGCTGTCGAGATTTGCCAACTCGCTTGCCGGTCTTCTTGTCAAAGCGATCCGCTCCAACTGGTCTGTTGAAGTAGTCCAGAATCTTGTTGCGAGCCGCTTGTGGAGACTTTGGAGGCAACAAGCAGTAGAGCCGCAGCATCAAGAAAAACGTGCGAGCGTTGACGGCATCGGCAAGCGACCGCTTGGTTTTCGGGAGGTACTCCTTCCAAGCAGCGTCAAACCTCGACGTATCAACTGTAACGGTTGGAGTCATTTGGTTTTAGAGCCGAGTTCAAGAGCGTAGTAAGCTCCAGATCCATCCCTCTTTGCGGACATAATCCGCATCTGGCGACCGTCGTAAGTGAGGAGCCTTCCCACAACCGGAATCATTTTGCCAAAAGTCAAAAGCAAGCGGTCTGTGTTTTCTTGGAGGAGCAAGCTGCCGCTCTCCTGCAAGAGCCGATCAGCGGTGGAGCCAACGTCACAAGACCAGACCGCAGCGTCAACCGTTACCAATGTTGAGTCAGCTAGTCGCCAGTCAGAGAACTTAACCAGCACTCGCGCTTGAACGTTATCTTGAAACCCACCGGAGATAACCGAGTTAGCGTCAGTAATTGCAGCAGGAAGACAGCGCACCAGCACTCCCTGCCACAAAAACGACGGGTTTCCCATCGCGCTCTGCAGCACAGACATCCCCAACTGGAGACTGGTTGCGATTAGATTCACGAAGTGAAATAAGTGCCAGTGACTATGAGTCTGGAGGTTGCTTGAAGGTGATCAGCAAGACTAGCAGCGTCTCCATTCTCAAAATGCGAAAGCTCGCAATAGCTAGTGCCATTGATAGCTCTAGCGATCACAGCGGTCTTGGCTTGATTGGTCCCGTTATCAAACCAGACAGAAAACGCTGCTTCGTACAAAACCGGATCAGGAAGGCTTATGCGTAAATTGCCGGTAGCACTACCAGTAACGGAATTGATCGTCAGATCAACGGTAAACGTGCTAACAAATCCAATTGAAGTATGGCGAGCAGTGTTAGTGGTAAATGCAAACGTGCGACCACCACCGGAATCTGTGAGAGCGGGAGTCCACGCTGTTGGAGAAACCAACGGGAGCGCACCATACAACTCCGCAAAGTTGTCGTTCGCTTTGATCCAAGACCCGCGCAACGTATCACCGTTGTTGTCGTTTGCGGTTGATCCGACATTGATAACTTGTTGTGACATATCAGTCTTTGGGCAATGCGTACCAACCTTCGGGAAGCGTTATGCGGTTCTTAGAGCGAACGGAAACGCCGTCCGCTCCTTTGACCCAAACCTTAGCTTTGACGCTCTCAGCAAGCCTCACTGGCTCACCGTGAGGCACCATAACCACGCGAGACCCACAGCCGCAACTAGCGATTAGAGTCAGCAATACGATCCAGCAACTTCTTTTTGAGGTCTGGATCTCGTTTTGCGTCTTCAACGGTGGGAGGTTTTTGAACGAAGCCAGTCAGCCACTTGAGCAGAGCGGTTACGATCTGTTCAATGAAATTCACTCGGGCTTTTTGTCAGCGTCTTTGGCAGCGATCAAACCAAAGCCAATGGTCACAGCGGCAATAGTCGCAGCAAGATCAATGTTGGTCGCAGGGTCACCATCAAACAATGCTTTAAGCGCACCGCCAACGGCAACCATGATTGCGCCAACACCGGCGAGAGTAGTTTTCCAGTTCATTTTTTGAAGGTTTTATAGAGACCGATTGATGCTGCGATAAAGGCTAAAACAGCGGCTCCAAGCTGGAACCACTGAGTTAGTTGAGGAATAAAAGAAACCGCACCAGCAGCGGCAGCGGTCGCTAGAGAAATACCAACTCCGCTGCTGTTGTTAGTGTCGGTTTGCATTACTCAGTAGGCTGGACGGCTTCAACCACCGGATTCGCCGCTTTGTAAGCCGCGACAACCGCCGGAGTCCACAGCGCGTTGGCGATATTCACCACCTCGGTCGGCTGACCTTCCAGCGAGTCACCGGGGTTGAGCGTGTACTGCGAGGTAATCTCAGACCCCACAACCGCGCCGTCGCTGTCGTAATCGATTCCGGTCGTCACGAACAGCGAGTTGTTCTGATTGCACTGCACTGCGACAATATTGACTGGTACGATCATTGGATGGTGGGGCTAGGGGTTTGAGCGGCGGCGTAGGCTGCGACAGCGGCAGGAGTCCAAACAGCGTTGGCAATCGCTACAACCTGCTCGGGCTGACCAGCGAGGTCTGAGCCGGGAGCGAGACAGTAGCGGCGGAAGGTGGAGGCTTTGACAACCTCGCCATCGACGATCTGGTCCGCTAGGCGAACCTGAAGCGTCGTGTTAGGAAGAACCTCGCAGAGCGAAAAAATGGTGCGTTCTGTTAGCATAGGATTAGGCTACGGTGTAGGTGACGTTAAACATGACAGCCGATGCGTT